CTCGTACGACTCCTGACCAACAGTTCATTAAAGACCTCGAAGAGATCGCATAATGTACTACGTCACATACGATAAACCAAAAAAGATATCGGATCAACTAATAGACGGTGCTATCCTATTCGCTTCGAAGTTCCTTGACCTTGACGACTATATAGAGATAGACTTTAGTGATAAGTTCGAACACGATAGATGCGGTTACTGCGACTATGATGAAGACGGCGTTACAATCTTCATTAACTCGAAGATGGACAAGAAGAAGATCATAGTAACACTGTTTCACGAGATGGTTCACGCTCGTCAGTTCATTCGTGGCGAGTTGGTTATTCCAGAAGATGGTAGACAACCCTCGAGGTGGTTAGGAAAAGAATACGATGTACCATACTTCGAGTCTCCTTGGGAGCAGGAGGCGTATGAACTAGAGCTGGTCATGTGGGATATCTTTCAAAAAGAAGACGACTGGAAATGATAGTCAACATCGAGCTCGATGATAGCTACGATTGGCTCGCAAAAGAATTTGTAGAGTTCCTGGCAAAGGAACTCTCGATTCTTCCTCGTAGTTTGGATATCGTTAGCGAGGATATGGATGAGAACGTTGGTCAGTGCATCGATGTCGACGAAGGCTCGTATCTTATTCTCATAAAGACTATGAACAGAGACATAGGTCGAGTGTTCATTACGATAGCTCACGAGATGATCCATGTTAAACAATACATGACTCAGGAACTCGGAAGAATCTTGGACGAGCATTCTCATATTCCATACGAAGACAGATGGTGGGAGACCGAGGCGTATGAAAGATCCGTTCCTCTTTTGGAAAAATTTTCAGAAACACTAACTTTTTTCTCAAAACCCCTTGACGTTTAAGAAAAAAGATATAAATAAATATCTATAAACAAAAGAGAGAAACATGCTTTCCTTCCACGTATCGGCCCCAGTCCAGACAAATGATAGCCTCCTAGGTAGAATAGGAGCATGGGCTACTTCGACATAGATGAACGTAAAATCTATCTCAAAGTAGCCCAGGATGAAAATCCTGGGTTTCTTAGTTTTTAATGGTTGACAAAAGTTTAGAATCAGTATAGATTGAAATTGTAGTTAATCAAACGCTCTTTGACAATTTACTCATCCGATCCTAGGGAAACCGAGAATGGATCTGAAACAGCAGGGACAAAGCGATTGCTTCGGTCTTTGATGTTCGAAAGAACACTGTTTTCACATGCACTGATACAGTAGGGTGGCAAGTAGGCGATTCTGTTATTGCTGAGGGCTGGAATTCCTGAGTAGTGAACAATTACAGCAGTGCAGCTGAAAATAGTGGTTGACATTCGGTTAGAATCAGTTTATACTAACAATATAACGAATGACTAACCGCTCTTTGACAATTTAGAAAAGAAACAGAAGAAATTCTGTTTTCACATGAGACTCTTGACATACCTTGCTTAGCGGTGAGGAGCGTGTTGGGTTTCAGCTGAAAACAGAGTTAAGACGACACCATGAGAAGACGAGTTGGCACGTAGAAGTTGAACATTAAAAGATGTCAGAAGTTCAACTACTCAGTCTGAGGGTCACCCTATCAAGTCGTTAGTCCGTTGCGGGTGTACAATGGACAAAGAGTTTATTCCTGATAGCTCAGATGGTAGAGCAGCTGACTGTTAATCAGCGGGTCCGTGGTTCGAGCCCACGTCAGGGAGCCAAATATTATTGCGGGGTAGAGAAGAGGCATCTCGTCTGGCTCATAACCAGGAGATCGGAGGTTCGAGTCCTCCCCACCGCAACCAAGTTTGGGACCTTAGCTCAATTGGTTAGAGCCCCCCGCTCATAACGGGTCGGTTATAGGTTCGAGTCCTATAGGTCCTACATAGAGAACATGAAATGTATAAATAGTACTGAAGAGGTAAAACTATAGGTGCATTTCATGTTCTACACTATATACAAGATCACAAATAAAATAAATGACAAGATCTACATAGGTAAACATCAGACCAAAAACTTAAACGATGGTTATATGGGTTCTGGTAAACGTCTTCGACATGCTATTTCTAAGTATGGAATAGATAACTTTGAAAAAGAAATACTTTTTCAGTTCAACAATGAATCAGAAATGAATGTTAAAGAATCCGAATTGGTCACACAAGAATTTTGTTTAAGAGAAGATACGTATAATCTTTGCCCTGGTGGCAAAGGTGGCTGGGGTTATATAAACGAACATAACTTAACTCCAAGATTTACCGGAAAAAAGCATAAAGAAGAATCTAAAAAGATTATATCAGAAAAAACTAAGTTGGCTATGAGTTTAGGAATTTTAAAACCATTTAGTTCATCGACAAGAGCTGACTGGACCGGTAGAACACATAGTGATAAATCAAAAGAAAAAATAAGTAATTCCATGAGTGGGAAACAAGTAGGACAACAAAATTCTCAATATGGTTCATATTGGGTTACAAACGGTATAGAATCAAAAAAAATCAAAAAAAATGACCTTATTCCAGAAGGGTGGAATAAAGGAAGAAAAATGAATTGATAATGTAAAATATGGTACTGCCCGTCTTAAATGCAGTTAAATCGCCGGCCTAGTACCCGGTAGAGCCGAACTCATTGGTTCCTTAGCTCAGTTGGATAGAGCAACTGCCTTCTAAGCAGTGGGTCGAGGGTTCGAATCCTTCAGGGACCGCCAATATACGGGAGGTTAACTCGGCTGGGCCGGGACTCGCCTTGAAAGCGATGGGTACGGTTAGGAGCCGTATGGAGTTCGATTCTACCATCCTCCCGCCAAAGTTAAAGGATCGGTTCAGCAAACCAAAACGCTAAAATGTTATGATAGTCTTAGCGGACAAAAACGATCCTGTTATTATTTGGGCTCTTAGCTCAGCTGGGAGAGCGCCTGCCTTGCAAGCAGGAGGTCAGGAGTTCGATCCTCCTAGGGTCCACATAGAGAACATGATTCATATAAATAGTAATGTCAATGAAACTATCGGTATGAATCATGTTCTACACAATCTATAAGATCACTAATCTTCTTGATGGTAAGATCTACATCGGAAAACATCAAACCAAAAACTTGAATGATGGTTATATGGGTTCTGGAAAGTATCTTAAGCATTCTATCGCTAAACATGGAATCGAGAATTTTGCAAAAGAGATTCTCTTTCAGTTTGACAGCGAAATGGATATGAATGCTAAGGAAGCAGAATTAGTTACTGAAGAATTTTGTAAAAGAGACGATACATATAACATCTGCCAAGGTGGCAAAGGCGGATTCAATTATCTTAATTGGTCAGGCCAATCTAACATCGGTTGGAAAACAAACGGAAAAGATAACGCGTTAAAAGGCGGTAAATCTTTTGCTAATCGTCTTGCAAACGACCATGAATTTAAGAAAGAGTATCTATCCAAAAGACAAAACTTTGTTTATTCGAAGGCTTTTGCTGGAAAGAACCACTCAGATGAAACGAAAAAGAAAATCGGTGAAATCAATTCCGTTTTACAGTCTGGCAACTCAAACTCACAGTTTGGAACAGTCTGGATCACCAACGGTATAGAAAATCGAAAAGCTAAAAAGAATGATCCGATACCAGATGGTTGGCGTCTAGGTAGAAAGATAAAAGTTACGATGGTTGTGTTAGAGTCTTGGTTGTCTTAACACATAAACTAGCAAGAGGTACGGGTCGCTACCGTCTCTCACTATTCCATCGTATTCATATTGGCCTGTTGGTAAAGCGGTTAATACGTCTGCCTGTCACGCAGAAGAACACCGGTTCGATCCCGGTACAGGCCGCCATACAAAACAATTGACTGGAAACCAATCATGATTGAATTCTTTTTAGATTGGGGATCTGATCCAAAGTCATACATACAAGGTTATTTTCAGAACAGATGTTTAGTAGTAAAATACAGTAATACTCTAGTAGCATTTAATTCAGTATGGCAGACTATTGAATTTGAAGGCCATGTTATAATTGTAGAATTAAAACCTGGAGAAACCCCCGACATTTTTTCCATTAAGACTGCATATGGTTGGGCTGTAACTAACGGCCCAAACCCAATAGTAGTAGAAGAAGCACAAACAGGAACGCTAGTCGTTTGTCCGGAATTAATCGGATAATAAAACATTGCGGAATTAGCTCAGTGGTAGAGCAGGTGCTTTACACGCATCTGGCCGGGAGTTCGACCCTCTCATTCCGCACCATTACTGCCCATGTAGGCCAATTGGTAGAGTCGGCGCGCTTAGAACGCGTATGTTGGGGGTTCGAGTCCCTCCATGGGCACCAAAATAAATTATATAAATAATCCTAGTTACATGTTAGGAGCTATCTGTATGAAAACGCTTAAGGAATATATGACAGAACAATCGGCTGTTGACAAACATGTTAAGCGGCTTGAAGTTTTGTCTAATTCACTGTCACAATACAAACATCGTTGGAATGAAAACCCATCCAAGCGTCTCTCTGGATGGGTTGATGAGTATAATCAAATAAAAGATGATCATCGTGATTCTTTTCTAGCATTTTCTAAAAAACATGGGTATCATCCCAGTCATAACGCGTACGACATCCTTGCATAAATTGCTTTTGTCTTACCAAAAAATTAGAATGTTTACAGCAACTAAACAACAACTACTGGTTCGATTCCAGTACTCCCCACCATGGATACATTGTGATAACTCGTTATATCCACACTAAGCGCTTAGTGACGCTAAAGGATTAACTCAGTGTATCTTTGATGGGGAGTATGGCAAGGTGCCAGTCAGAGAAATCTGGCTTTTCCCCAAACATTCTGTTAAATAACTACGAAAGAATATATGTTAAAAAAGATTTGGTCAGTTCTATTACCGTTCATAATAATAGTTAACCTTGTGTTGGCTATTAGCAATCTCATATCGACTAGAGCAAACAATCAGATGTTGATGGAATTGATTGATACCATAAAATAGTATAGGAGAGCAAAATGCGCGATAGAGCTTTTCGTCGGTTCCAAGAACTTAAGAAAAAGAAATGGGTTCAAAAGTTTTTCTCTAAGCATCGAGCTCGTGATCTGACTGACGCTGATATTGGTGTCTATGCTCATACTCCGCATCTTTGCTCTTGTTATGTGTGTGGCAATCCACGCAAGTGGTGGGACCAAAAAACTCTTCAGGAAAAGAAGATGGACGATTTCTACAGAGCTACTGATGAAGAATAATGGTGCGCGGGCAGGACGGTAATGCAGCGGATTGCTAATCCGTAGAACCCGCAAGGGTTCACTGAGTTCGACTCTCAGGCGCACCGCCAATATGGGTGGTAATCCTAGCTGGGGCTAGGGCTCGCCTGGAAAGCGATGCGCAGGCGCAAGTCTGTCAGATTCGATTTCTGTGCCACCCGCCAAAAATAATGGTTGACATTCTTGTCGAATCAGTATAGAT